GGCACCGGGAGCCTACGTTGGGAATTTTCGTTCAACAGATACATCATTGGAGACAAGGGCAGATATGCTCAATAACTTTCCGATGATTCTGGACGACTCGAAGAATGCTTCTCAGTATATCCGGGATAACTACGAAACATTGATTTACAATCTCTGTTCTGGCAAAGGAAAAGCACGTTCAAATAAGGACCTCGGAGCAGCTAAGGAAAATACATGGAGTAATGTGACTATTTGCAACGGTGAGAACCCTATTTCGGAATTTGCAGATTCCGGCGGAGCTATCAACAGAATTATTGAAATTGAATGTTGTGAGGATATTTACGAGAATCCAGCAGAGATTAACGGCATTGTCGTGAAGAACTACGGCTTTGCTGGAAGAGTGTTCGTTGGAAATCTCAAACAGTTCACATCGGATGATCTGAAAGAAATGAAAGCCGAAATTGAGAAAGGTTTTGACGGATATGACTTTCCAGCAAAGCAGGTAATGGCAATATCTACACTTCTGCTGGCTGACAAATTAGCTACAGATTTCATATTTAAGGATGGACGTGAGCTGACGGTCGAGGACGTTGTAGACATACCTACACGCAAGAAAGATGTATCAGAAGGTCAGAGATGCTATGAATTCATTCTTGAAAGTCTCTCAGTGTACGGACAGCACTTTGATGCGCAATTTAGCTGTGATCAGTGGGGATTCAAGGAAACGCCAGATGAATATGGAGATGTATATGTATATTTTTATCCGAAACCTCTTGAAAACCTTTTGAAGAACAATGGATTCTCCAGAAAAGCCTTTTCGGCCTGGGCGATTAATCGAGAGTTAATCAAGCACACAGGAAAAAGAGATACGGTACTAAAAAGAGACGGTGGAAGTGTAATGAGGCTTATTGCGGTAAAGATTGTTGATATAAAAAGTCTTGAAAACGAGCAAGAAAATGAGGTTATTGAAACTGGTTTTCTGCCAGCTGATGCCGAAACAAATGTTCCGTTTTCGTAATTTGTAACCATGTAACCGTTGTAACACGAAAAAAAACATCCTATAGGAGAAAGTTTGAGAGTGTATAAAAAACATATACTCTAGTGATTCTCCTATATAAAAACCTTGGTTACATTGGTTACACGGTTACACACCTCTGAAGCCCACATAAAATAAGGGTTTGTGGCGTAACCAGTGGATTAAAAAAGCCGGTTACACACGGGTTACAAAATTAAAAAGTATATGCAATTAGATTTATTATAACAAAATTAACTGAATATTGCAAAAATATTCAGTTAACATAATTATTACAAGGAGTGGTTACAAAATGAAAAAAGACGATCTCAATAAAAAGCAAAGATATGCATTAGATACAATGCTGTCTGGCAGTAATGTTTTTCTGACAGGTGACGCAGGAACAGGCAAGACAACGGTTATCCAAACGTTCATCGATGAGGCGGAAAAAGCTGGTAAAAATATTCTGGTATCCGCCACTACTGGAATTGCAGCGGATAATATCGGATATGGGGCAACTACCGTACACCGAGCATTGAATATTTCAATTAAATTTGAGGACTATAAGAAAAAGGTGAAATCCAGAGCTGAACTTCTGAAAGAAGCAGATGTTCTTATCATTGATGAAATCAGCATGTGCCGGTTCGATTTGTTCAATATGATTGCAAAGACGATCATCACGGAGAATGAAGAGAGAGCAGTTGACAGACTTCTGATCGGAGAGGACAAAGAAGACATTCAGTTAATCGTGATAGGTGATTTCTACCAGCTTCCGCCAGTTATTACGACAGACGATCGAAAAATTCTCTGTCGGATGTATGGATCTGATTATGGAAAGGGTGGAAAGTATGAACATGGATATGCTTTCATGTCTGAATACTGGAAAGAAATGGGATTTGAATATATCAAACTTGATGAGGTATGCAGGCAGAATGATGAGGGATTTAAGTATGTGCTGAATGATATTAAATATGGCAACAATATTAGAAAATCCATTGCATATCTGGAGAACAACGAATCAGACAAAGTTATACCGGAAGCGCCGTTCTTGGTTGGCACTAATGCAGAAGCTGACAGAATTAACAATACTTTCCTTGGCAAGTTGGATAAAAAGACCGAAAAAGTGTTTCATGCAGCAGTTGACGGCGAGCTAACATCTGCCGATATTAAGAACATTGCATTTGCCAGAGAGGACTTAATTCTTAACATCGGTGCAAAAGTGATGATTACAGTCAATGATTTGTCTGGAAACTACGTTAATGGAACGATTGGCATCATTCAGAAAATTGTGGAAAACGGAGAATTTGAAGAATCTTATCTGGTTATCAAAACTGATAAGGGCAAAACAGTTAGCTTATATAGATACAATAAAGACATTGAGAAACAGGTTATTGAGGAATCCGAACAAGAAAAGGATGGTCGGAAGATCGTGAAAGAGAAGATTGTCCGTAAGAAAGTAGGCTCTTTCTCTCAGTTCCCGGTAAAACTTGCCTGGGCAATCAGCATTCATAAATCACAGGGACAGACATTTGAAAAAATCAACATTGACCCTTGCTGTTGGGATCCTGGACAGTTCTATGTGGCTGTTTCCCGGGCTAAATCAGCTAACGGCATACATTTTATCAGACCGATAAAACAGAGCTATATAAAGGCGTTTAGCAAGGATAACGAGCGACTTCTTGAACAGAGTTTTGAGGTAGAAGAAGGTGCGTAAGTATGAGAGTGACGCATGAGCAGATACCGAACACCATAAAGTTTTTACAGATTGACTTTCCGGCACTGGTCCTCCAGACTGCCGGAATTGAGGCAAAAGATGAATACTGGCAGCAGGTAGTTGAACAGATCCATGTTGTATCTGAAAAATATAACAAAAATGGATTTGTAGATCACATGCTTGTTGCTTATTCGAATTATCTTTCCAAGATGTTTAATAAGGCAAAAGAATTGGAAAAGGAGAATCAAAATGCCGTACAACACAAAGAATAGATACGAACAGGGACAGGCTCTCAGAAAAGAAATATATATGTATATCGTCAGTTATATTAAACTGGTTGGATATGCACCGTCGATTACAGAGATTTCTGAAAGGGTGGATGCCGGGAGAGCTACGGTCTGGAAGCATATCAATAATCTGGTTGATGATGGTTTGCTCAAGACGAACCACCCCAGTACCGACAGAGCATATACTCCGGTTGGGTACGGAACAAGAAAGATAGGCAAGGAGATAAAATGAAACTTTATGACATTGTTGCAGCAGACGGTGAATTTATAGAGTCCTTGACGCAAAGAGAAATCATGAATAAATTCGGACTTACAAAATGCAGATTCCGTACATTCTTGGATAACAGTTATCTGATTGATGGTAAATATTGGATAGATGACTCCGCCGAAGATATGCAGGTGACTAGAAACGGATGTCGGAAGATGTTAAAACAGTTTGATGCTTTAACAGAAAACATAAGGAGGGTTGTTGGATGGGAAGCCTAAAAATCAAGCAGAAAAAGAAAGCATTCATTCCATATACAAATAAACAATCTCATATGTTCGCACAGTCTATCCAGAACTGCCAGAAAGAGTTAAAAGAGATGGAGTTAAAAGCCTTTGATGATGGGTTCGAGGATGGAAAGAACTGGTCTGACGTGCTGAATTTTGTGATTTTGTTCTATGTAATGCACGAATTACATGGATGGGGATGGAAACGTTACATGAAGTCCGTAAAAAGAATTAATAACTACATCAATGATATCAATTCTGGAAAAACATCATTGTCTGAAATGGTTGATGATTTGGAAAAGAAGCATCACATTCAGATTTGTGATGATTATAAGGAGCTGATTGAGAGATATGGAGCGTAAAGCTGCACCGATGATTTATATACAGAATAACGGACAGGTAGTATTTGGATAAATCAATCATGGAGGACTGCATAATAGCGTGCCAGTTGCTTACATGTGGAAAGTGAGGATGGCAATGAAAAATAATAATTACACTTCGTTTTTCAAAACGAAGCCAAAGAAAGTAGAGAGATATATCCGTTGCAGAAAATGTGGTGGAAACATGGAATGGAGTAGGGACTTTCCGCCACAAATCAAATGTACGAAGTGTGGATATACAGTATATCCACAACCTTATGAGCCAGATTGTACCAAACTGCCAGAAACATGGGAAAAATATTCTGAATTATATGAGAAAGCGAGAATGAAAATGAGCTTTATGTCGGAAGTAATATGGGAAGGATACGCAAATACATCATCTTCAGAAGCATTGAAAGAACAGTTCAATAAATTTTGTAATTGGTGTTGGGGGCATAGCTATGGAAACTGTGATATTTGCAGAAGAGAATATCATAAATTATACATTCCGCTAAGAATTGCAGAGAAGCAAAAAGAATTAGGATTGCCAGTTACACGAAATAAGGAGGACACAAAATGTTAATCAGAAGTCAGAACAAGGAAGTTTTAGCTGCATTTGAATTTTTACCCGATATCGAAGTTTCGGGTGGAGTAATAAGTGTAAGAAGAGATATGGGATGGCGTTGTTTGCTCGGAGAATATTCCACCAATGCAAAAGCCATGAAAGTACTGGATATGATTCAGGAAGCTTATATGGATTTTGAATCTGGAAAAATCATCAGCACAGGTCTGGCAACAGCAGCATACACAGGAAGCTATGATACAAAAGAAAGTGTGGCGCATGGAATTGCTGTATTAAAAGGCTATGGAAATGAGATAAAAAAATCAATCCTGTTTCAGATGCCAGAAGACAGTGAGGTGGAAGAATGAAGTATAAATGTGTGAAAGCATTCACGTTAGATACATACGATGGTGATGGATTTTACGTTGACGGATACATGGAAATTGAGGTAGGCGAAATTTATGAAGTTGGAAATGAAAAAATTATTGATGGAGAAATTCATCTTGACGGAGTAAATGTTAACAGATGGATTGAGATATCAAAAGAAACTTTAGAAAAGTATTTTGTAGAGGTGGAAGGATGAGCAATAAACGTAAAATATACAATTACATAAAAAGGACAATAAATCCTTATGGAAGACCTTTTGAGGGAACAGCTTACGAGTTGGGACTTAAAATCATGGATTATATCGAAAATATGGATGACGAGAAAGAAAATGGTTGGATTCCTGTCAGTGAGAGGTTACCAGAAGACGAAAAAGAGTATCTTGTAACACTTGAAAAAGTTCATGGAATACCTGAAAAACTTTATGGAATTGCGAATTATTTAAAATTTGGTAATGCCGGATACTGGAACGAAAAGAAATATGGGTATCTTGAATGGGATAAATATTCAGACGGACATGGAGGAACAAGGATGTATAAAGTTATCGCCTGGATGCCACTACCAGAACTGCACAAGGAGGACTAAACATGGAAATGAAAATTTTAAAAAAGGATGGCAAGACCTACACCAGATTCAAGGTCAGACTAAAAGAGTTTAAATCTTGGAGAGGTTTGCTGATAAAGTATGGCATTGATACTTCGGAGCCGGTCAAGAAAAACAGCAGATATATTTATTTTGAGAAGGAGGGCGACTGTATTAATGGGAAGATGTAAATTAGAATGCCCGGACGGTGAAGCAAAGTGTTGTATCTACTGCGAGAAACAAGACGGTTGTGATAGCCGGTGTGACATGATGGACAGTTGCGAATATGCAGAAGATTGCAAAAATTATGTCAAGGAGGACTGAGACCATGATTACATTCTTATTAGGGTTTACCCTTGGAGCCATATTCGGAGCGACTGGTCTTGTATGCATAGCGATCATGTACGACAAGCACCATCCAGACGATTAGAAAGGAGAACGATATGCTGACAAGGAATAAAAAGCTGAAAGACTACGGTATTCCGGCAGAGGACATAGAAAAACTGAATACGATGCTGAAAGACTTCCCGGCAGAGTACGGATACCTGCTTTCCGGTGCTGCCTTGTCAGCTTGCCCGAAGAACACGGTGATAGCGGATATGGTTATAGATAATATTTTGCACCGGAAAAGTTACAGAAAAATCAGCAAAGAAAGATATATCCCGATGAATCCGAAAGACTTCTACGGATACAGGCGCAAGACCGTCGCTGTACTGTATGAGAGAATGCGGTTGTTGGGAGTATGGGAGGATGAAAACAATGAGTAAATATTTTTCATTAGTTTTAGGCATTGCAGACGCTGTATGCATTGTTGTGAATATAATCAATCAGAAATGGGATATTCTGGTGCTTAATATTATAGCATGTGTGTTATGCCTCGGTAATTTCATGGCGAGTGATTAAAAGGAGAAATGAAAAATGCGCTTAATAGATGCAGACGAATTAATTAAATACATCAAAATTTGGGAAATTGGGATGAGTATTAGTTCTGACCAGAAAGAATTTATTAATTGTGTCCCGGGGTACAATACTTTAAGTCTGATGCTGAGAGGAAGTGAAGCGTATGAGTAAATCAGTATTAGTGATAGACGCACCAGAAAATTGCTATGATTGCCCGTTCGGAACTTCATACTGCGGTGAACTTGAATATGTGGGTTATTGTGAATTAGCTGATTGTTTAGATTATGATGTAATTCTGATGACAGAAGAACATTATGATTACGAAAGCAAATCAAGACCTAAATGGTGTCCATTGAAGCCATTGCCGGAGAAAAAAGAGTATATCGTTCCGAATGACAATGTAGAATCACAAAAAGATATTATTGCGGTTGGTTGGAATGCCTGCTTGAGAGAAATTACAGAAACAAGCGATGAAAACAAGCGATAAAAAGTAAGCGATAAGAGGTGGAGAAATGATTATTTTAACTGGAAAAATCGTGTTTGTAAAGACACAGGAAGAATATTTGAGTGTTCTGAAAATGGCAAAGCTTCAGGGATTCACATGGGCGAGAGAAAACCATTTAAACCCTATCGTAATTCCGTTTCCAAACATATTGAATTTTTACGACAGTAAGATTGTTACTTACAACTATGTTGAAAAGACAGTGTATGAAGCATCCGAAATCGTCGAAGATGAAGAAAAAAATCAAGGATGCAGTAAAACTTGTCAGAACGTTCGCTAAATACCCAGACAGAACAGCATTGACGGATGCATTCATTGAATCGTTGAAGCTGCTCACAGACGCTATAGAGAGTCAGATGGAAGAGGTGAAGTAGATGGAGAGATTAACAGAAAGAGAAAGAAATGTTGATGGTACAGGAGTTGCAAAAGAAGAAATTACGGATGGATTATTAAAACCGTTTGCGGATAAAATTCTTACGAAACTTGCTGTTTATGAAGACTTAGAAGAACAGGGATTGCTTGTGAGATTGCCGTGTAAGGTTGGAGATACGGTTTGGGTGGTAACATCGCCAATTAATGTGTTTGGTTATGATGAATATGATGGAGATGCGGAATATGAAGTATATGAATCTTTTTTATCAAGCGTATCTTATTATGCGTCTGGAGAACAATTCAGAATTTACGCAAAAGTAACGAATAGTTTTATTGTGGCATACTTTAGAGAATGTGATTTTGGAGAATCTATATTCCTCACCCGTGAAGATGCTGAGAAGAAGTTGGAGGAGATGCAGAATGGATGATTATTTCTTTCCTACTATTGTTTGTGAAATAAAAGATTTGAAACCACTTAAAGATCTTGGCGATATTTTGAAATGTAAATTTATTTTTTCTGATTTTACTCTTAGATTGATTGATGGAGATAAAGTACATGAGGCACTTATACAACTTTACAGTCGAGAGTTATTGCTTGATGAAGGAATGGTAGTAGTTCCAGAGCCTATACCAGAAAAAGAAGATAAATTTCCGGAAGTGTCGTATTATATTCAATTTTCAGAAAAATATGGCATGCAGATAATGGTGGGACAAGTTACGGATGTCGAGGATGAAGTATATCGGAGATACGAAAAAATTGACCACGACTATTGTACACTCATAATACGAGCATTGATAACCATAATGGAAAAGATTGAATCAAGGGAAAAAGCTATAAGAAAAGTAGATAGAAGCAGAAAAGTCAATAGCAGGGGGAAAAATCATTTGTCAAAAAAAGATAATAAAATTTTTCTTCTTGATGATTTGATTGAATATGTTGTAGAGAATAATCTATATCAAAAATCCGTAAAACATAGTCAAATCAGCTGCCCATGTTGGAGCGTAAGAGGACATTACAGAACGTACAAAAGCGGTAAGAAAGTATTTGTAAAGCCTTTCGAAAAAGGAAAGAAACGCGGAAAAGTAGCACCAAAACAGCATGTTTATACGATTTGAGAGGAGTGATAAATATGCCAGACAAACCTACACCAGACATAACGCCAAACCTTGCTATATCAGCATACCACGTACTACAGCAATATTGTACTGGACAGCCAGCGGATTGCAAAGGCTGCGGATTCTACGAGCACTGTCCAGAATGTTTTCAAGGCATACCATGTGACTGGAGTCTGAACGAAGAAGGTGAAATAAATGAAGTTAAGGAAGGCAACACTGATTGACTACGGAGTACCGCCGGATGATGTACCGACATTACAAAGCCACTTGCGGAATCTTAGTGAAAGCGATAAATACAATCTGTTACAGGTATCTATCAAATATGCACCCGGCATTGAATCGCAAATCTATGACAGCATTGTGAACAGTATCGGCTATCGAACGATGGAGAAGATCAGGACGGTTCCTGCAACGGAGAATGACTTTTACGGCTACAAACGCAAGGTCATGGCGGAATATTATCATCTGGCCAAACTGATCGGCAGGCTTTAAAAAAAACTTAAAAATTTATAAAAGTGGTAGAGAGCTATGTACGCCCTAGTATGGTATTATAGTATATATAACTATAACTATGCTAGGGCGTTTTAATTCAGAAAGGATATGATTGGATGTTAATAGGATGGCAAACGAGGAAAATTTAAAACCTTTTAAACCTGGTCGAAGCAGTGAGGAAGCAGCGAAAAACGGCCAAAAAGGCGGCATTGCTTCTGGTCAGTCTCGCCGTCAAAAGAAAACCCTTTCTGAATTAGCAAAAATGATAGCTGAGAACCCTGCTCCGACTGCTGCAAAGAAGAAACTCACAAAAATGGGAATATCTGATGAGGATGCAAATAACAATGCCTGTATTGTAGCTGCCGTATATAATAAAGCCATCAAAGGAAATATGCAGGCAGTGGACAAATGGGAACAGTTGGTAGCCGTATCAAAATCAGACGAAAGCAAATATGAGCTTCCTGCCAGAGTACTTGGTAAGGCATTCGTGGATATTAACCGGCAAATCAAGCCTAATATCGAATATGTATTCGAGGGTGGTCGAGGCGGTCTGAAATCTTCATTCGTAGCTTTTAAGATTGTTGAACTTATTAAGAACAATCCTCAGATGCACGCCTGCATTACAAGACAGGTGGCCGGTACTCTGAAAGATTCCGTATATGCTAACATGAAATGGGCTATCAACGAACTTGGACTGATGGAAGAATTTGAATGTAAGGTGTCGCCGCTTGAAATCAAATATATTAAGACGGGGCAGACAATATACTTCCGTGGTCTGGACGATGAAACCAAGCTGAAATCCATTAAGCCGGAATTTGGCTACATTGGAATCCTCTGGAAAGAGGAAAAAGATCAAATGAAGGGAGATGCTCAGGAACGTTCTGTTAATCAGTCAGTGCTTCGTGGTGGTGACGAGTCCTATGATTTTTCATCGTATAACCCACCAAAATCAAAGTCGAACTGGGTAAACAGGATTAAGCTCACGCCTAACCCGAAAAGAGTTATCCATCATTCGAGTTATCTGGAAGCCCCGGTGGAGTGGCTCGGACAGAAATTTATTGACGATGCAGCACATCTGAAAGAAATCAATCCGGAAGCCTATGAGCATGAATATCTGGGTGTCCCAAATGGTGACGGTGGAAACGTATTTGAATATCTGGAGATTAGAGATATTACAGACGAAGAGATCAGTCACATGGACAAAATATTTCAGGGGTGTGACTGGGGATTTTTCCCTAATCCGTATGCTTTTATTCGTTTGTATTACAATCATAACACTGAAAAGATATATCTCATTGATGAAATTTACGAAAATAAATGGAGTAATAGGAAATCAGCAGACGAGATTCTAAAAAGAAAATATGATGATTATGCTATTACTTGTGATTCTGCCGAACCTAAATCAATCAATGATTATAGAGATTTTGGACTCCCAGCAAGGGGCGCAATAAAAGGACCTGGGAGTGTGGAATATTCTATGAAATGGTTTCAGACAAGAACTATCGTTATTGACCCTAAAAGAACGCCTAATGCTTATAAAGAATTTTCTGGATATGAATACGAAAGAGATAAGGACGGAAATGTTATAAGTGGATATCCTGATGAAAACAATCATTTAATCGATGCCTGTAGATACGCAACAGAATCATTGTGGAGGAGAAGAGGGAATAATGCTTAAAAGAGGGTACAGTCTAAAATATAGACGAATATATAAAATCTGGCAGGGAATTCGTCAGAGATGCAATAACCCCAATGACAAAGATTATGAAGACTATGGCGGAAGAGGAATAAAGGTTTGCAAAGAATGGAATAAAAGTTCAGAAGCGTTTGTTCTATGGGCATTAGAAAATGGATATGCTGATAATTTGAGTATTGATAGAATAGACACAAATTCGGACTATTCGCCAGAAAATTGCAGATGGGCAACATGGACTCAGCAAGCAAGAAACAAAAGAATGGAAAAAATAAATTCAACTGGTGTTACTGGTGTTTCCATGGACAGAGGGAAATATAGAGCAATAATCTATGTGAATAATAAAAAAGTTGATCTAGGCAGGCATGACATGCTTGAAGAAGCAGCAGAAGCACGTAGGCAGGGTGAGATAAAATACTGGGGCGTGAGTGCATAATGGGACTTATAACAACACTAAAAAGGTGGTTTAACATGATATTCAAAAAACAAGCCGAAGAGGATTTCAACATCCAGGCAGCAGAATTTCCAGAGATGGAATCGCTGATTAACCGGTGCGCGAACATTTACAGAGGTGCGCCGGAATGGCTGGATGATAAGAATAATATCAAGACGATCAATTTTGCTAAATCTGTCTGCTCAGAAACAGCTCGGCTCGCAACGCTGGCGATCGGCATTCAGATAGACGGTTCTGCAAGGGCTACGTGGCTACAGGAACAGATCGACAAGGTATATTTTCAAATCCGTCACTGGGTAGAATATGGCTGTGCTTATGGAACAGTATTTATTAAGCCAAATGGTGAAAGCATTGACGTATTTACTCCGGCAGATGTGATGATCGTGGACTATGATAATCAGGAAATTAAGGGAATCATATTCAAGGATTCTTATACTGTTGGACGGAAATACTATACACGGCTTGAATATCATAGATTTGTTGAGACTACCGTGGATGGCGTGACGACCTATCCGTACTACGTTTCTAATAGAGCCTATGTGTCAAAATCCCCTCAGTCAATCGGCGATAAGATTGACCTTAAACAGACCAAATGGGCTGACCTTATGGCAGATACGCCGCCGATTCTCAAGGCAAATGGAGAGAAGCTGGACGGGCCTCTGTACGGAGTACTGCGGACGCCGCAAGCGAATAACGTGGATATTAATGCACCATTGGGATTGCCGATTTTTGCCGAAGCTATCGAGGAGTTAAAAGACCTCGACATTGCATACAGCCGTAATGCCGGAGAAATATTTAATTCTCAGAAGATTGTTCTGGCAGATGATAGACTGCTGATGCCAAGTGGCACACCTGTAGCAGCCATGTCACCACAGGGCATGGAGAACAGACGCAATGAGATGAACTTACCGCACTTTGTCAAGAATGTATTCGGACAGGACGAGAAAGAGTTTTACCAAGAAATCAATCCGCAACTCAACACGGATACCCGCATAAGTGGCATAAATGCCCTTTTAAGCCAGCTGGGGTATAAGATTGGATTCTCCAATGGGTATTTTGTTTTCAATGAATCTAGCGGCATTCAGACAGCTACAGGAGTAGAAGCAGAACAGCAGAGGACAGTACAGTTCATTAAAGATGTTCGAGACAAACTGGAATCCTGCTTGAACGAAGTTATCTATGCACTGAACGCCTACGCTGACCTGTACGGACTTGCACCAGTCGGAGCTTATGAAGTCAATTATGATTTTGGAGACATTCTGTATGTGCGTGAAAACGACCGTGCAAGATGGTGGCAGTATGTGACCACTGGCAAGGTTCCGGCATGGTTGTATTTCGTAAAGTTTGAGGGAATGACTGAGGAAGAAGCGAAAACAATGGTCAAAGAAGCTCAGCCAGACGAGCCAACATTATTTGGAGAGGAGTAAAAAGATGGTAGATAAGCCAGTAACGAGGGAAGAAAAATATCTTGCGTACTTGACAGGCGATTATAAGGGCGAACTCCCAAAGCCAATTACGAGAAAAGAGAAGTATTTATACGAATTATGTTTAAAAGGAATAGGCGGCGAAATCTCACCGGAAGAAATCAAGAATGCAGTAAATGAGTACCTTGAAAAGAATCCGGTCAAGCCCGGAGCCACGGCAGAACAGGTACAGCAGATTGAGCAGAACAAGATAGACGTTGCTTCGCTGAAAGAGAATGTCAAATATCTTAGCGATTCTTATGTTACGCCGGAAATGTTCGGGGCGAAAGGTGACGGTGTTACTGATGATACAGAAGCACTTTTGAAAGCTATTGCTACAGGCTACCCCATTAGAGGAAAAACAGGTTCAAAATATTCTATTAAATCTCAATTAGTATTTTCAGATAATTGTACTATAGAAAATATATATTTAGTAGCTAGTGCGGAAATAGAAAGTGTTATTAAATACAGTAAACGTAATACAATTATTCGTAATGTACAAATCGACTGCAACAACTTAGTGAATTATGGAATTTTAGGCGCATCTAATACGCCTACAGACGTTTTATATTTTGCCAGTATAAAAAAATGTTCTGTAGTTAATGCGTTAATTGACGGATATAACACCGGCTTAATAAGAACATTCATGAATGATTGCATTGCTAAAGGGTGTGGTAATGCTGGGTTTTATATCGATGCAAGCGATACCAAGCATGACAACCTTGTACCGATTGATTGTAAATATGGTGTGTACGTTAATAGAGGAAATACAAGCATAGGTAGATTTCACCCGTGGTCGTGGGAAAAAGAACAAATTGGTTTATTTGTAGGAACAAATTACTCTGTAACTATTGAATATTATTTTAATGATACAAATCAATATGCAATTAGCTTTTCTGCAGGTGTTGATATTACGATCGGAACGTTAAGAAATTTTAACAATATAAACGCACCATCTGCTATATCCGATGGGTGCAGAATGCTGGTAAGAAATGAAGATACAAATACATATATTCCATATATCGCAATAGGAACAATTTGTGGATCTTTCAATGGTTATGATGATTACTTTTTATATCCAGATAATTACCAAATAGGTTATATGTCAGTTCAAAGAGTAAACTTAGTTAATGTTGGCACACGTTTTGATAAAAAAATGTTTCGTTTATCGTATGTACCGTCATCATTATATGAAGAGGTGCTAAAAAAGTTTAATATTACGAGTAACGTTTTGACGATTTCGTCATGCACGATGCAAGGATGCAGAACAGATTTGAATGGATATGAAATTAGATTGCGAGTTAGTTTTGAAAAATCAAATACAACATTAGAACCATTAAGCGAAATATTGAGTATACAATATATTGGGGCTGATACTGATACTGTATATTATAAACTATTAGGAGCTAATGCGTCATACACAGAATTATCTTTTTATACTGCGAGAAAAAAAAATGATGATAATAAATTTAAAGGCATGACGTTAAGATGTAATGATTCATTTTCTTTTAACGGTATATTAATATTATATTTGGATTTATATGTAGAATTATATCGTTAATTAACTAAATGGGCTTTGGTTAACCAGAAAAAACCAAAACATGTACCACAACATTTATCGAAAAAGGTGATATGCTATACTTAGTCCAGAATATTTACGTCGGATAACAGAGGGCAGTGAACAGATTGCCGAAGAACTACATCAGTATATCGTCTCTGAGATTGTGTCAAGAATGATGGCAAGAATCGGCAGGGGTGAGGACTATATTCTAACTAATGCTGATGCGTGGAGAATCAGAACACTACAGGAATCCGGTGAACTGCTAGAGGACATTCTGGCAGAACTATCCAGATATACCAAGCGTGAACAGCAGGAACTTCTTGAAGCGTTTGAAGATGCCGGAATCACTGCAATGAACTATGATGATAAGATATACAAGGCGGCAGGATTAAGCCCTGTACCGCTCGAACAGTCGCCGGCCATGATAAGGCTCATGGAGCGGAATATGCTTGCGACCATGGGAGAGTGGAAGAATTTCACACGAACAACCGCAAGTGCCGCTCAGAGGCTCTATATTGAGCAATGCGACCTTGCATATAATCATGTGATGACTGGGGCCGTTGGGTATACGCAAGCCATTAAAGAGGCAGTTAACAACGTTGTGAGCGATGGTGTTACCGTCACATATCCATCTGGTAGAAAAGACACAATTGAAACAGCAGTTGCACGTTCTGTTAGAACTGGCGTGGCACAAGCTACGGGGGATATATCTCTAAAGCGTATGGAAGAAATGGACTGGGATTTGATTCTGGTCAGTGCTCACATGGGAGCCAGAACAGGTGACGGCGGCGAGAATCCGGGAAATCACTCATGGTGGCAAGGCAAGATATACTCTCGTTCTGGCAAGAGCAAGAAGTTCCCGCCGTTCTCGTTGACCGGATACGGAACAGCAAGTGGACTGTCAGGAGTTAACTGTCGACATAGTTTTGGAGCCAGTGACGGTGAATTCAATCCCTATACGGAATTATCAGCACAGGATAAAGCTGATAAAGGCAAACAGTACGAAAAGGAACAGCGGCAACGTACTTATGAACGGAGAATCCGCAAAACGAAGAGAGAAGTTCTCGGAATGCAAGCGGCGGTTGATAACTGTAAGGATGAACAGACAAGATTCGCACTTCAGCAAGACCTTGACCGGAAGTCTTATCTTTTGCAGAAACAAAATGCTGCATACAAAGATTACTGCAAGCAGAACGACCTAAGGGAACTGCAAGACCGGCTTATGATAGCAAAGTGGAATCGTCAGAATGCCGCTAAAGCCAGAGGAGCGGCAAAAAGATATAAAACAGCAAAGGGGATTGACTGATGGATAAATGGGAGTATTTTAATCCTAATCCTGTTAAGGATAAGAGAACAGGAGATTGCGTTGTCCGGGCAATATGTAAAGCAACTGGCTTCGACTGGGAAACAGTATTCGCCGGATTAATGATACAGGCATGTACTCTGTCAGATATGCCGAGCGCAAATTATGTCTGGGGAGCGTACCTCTATAAGCATGGATACAGGCGAAAACTGATTGAGCAGTCGGAGCGATATATTTATACAGTCAATGACTTTTGCGCAGATCATCCAACAGGCACATACATTCTCTGTATAGATGGTCATGTGGTGACAGTGCAGGATGGCAAATATTTCGATACATGGGATTCCGGAAATGAGATCCCGGTATATTACTGGGAAAAGGAGAATAAATGAGCATATCAGAATTTGTACAGATTTTCCTCTCTATCTGCGGAGGGGTGTCCATTGTCGGAGGGGCAGCAGCTGTGATCTTTAAGTGGATTACTCCGGCATTCCGGCTCAATAAGCGAGTAGAAACACTGGAAGAACATGATAAACGAGATTACGAGAGTCTTCAGAGGATTGCAGAACGTGATTCGTTGATTCTGGAAGTGTTGTCGACCATGTTGGACAGTCAGATCAGTGGGAATAATGTGGAGGAATTAAAAAAAACAAAACAGAAGCTTACAAATTATCTTGCACAGAATCAACGTTAATTGCATTAATAAGGGGTATGCTCATGAAGTTATATGTGTTCACAAAGAAAGATATAGACAGATTCTTGATAGAGTGTAATTTTACACCGGACGAAGAAAGACTGTTCCGGCTGAGATGCAAGGAATATACACTCGAATACTGCGCTGAACAGATGAACGTGAGTATATCCACGGCGAAACGATTGAGCCGACGGGTGAACAATAAAATAATTAAAGTGTGCTGATACTTTTTAGACACTAATTAGAGCCAGAAACGACCTGTTTCCGGTTCTTTTTTTATGCAAAAATATAATCAGAAAGGCGGTGCATAAGATGGCATTATACAGCAATCCTTATCAATATAGTTTTGGCGTTCCGGGACAGATGAATCAGTTCCAGCAACAGCCTGTACAGATGCCAGCTCAACCAGTACAGCAACCCCAACAGAATAACAATGGTATCCTGTGGGTATCTGGCGAAGTCGGTGCAAAATCCTATCTAGTAGCACCTGGGACAAGTGTTTTACTGATGGATTCAGAGAGCGAAAAGTTCTACATAAAATCTACAGACGCTTCTGGTATGCCACAACCATTACGGACGTTTGAATACCATGAAATAGGCACTCAAATGCCACCTAAACAGCCTGTTCAGAACATGGACAGTAAATATGTCACCAGACAGGAATATGACGATTTAAAGGGCAAATACGAAGCTATTATAAACCGATTAAATTCTTTTTCTGAACCTGTTAGAGCTAATACCGCACAGGAATCAGCAGTCAAGGGAGGAAACGCAGATGAGTAATCCATTATTCAATGCCCTCGGTGGTGGGATGTCACAGGGAAACGGGCCAATGCAGATGATACAGCAGTTCATGCAATTTAGACAGAATTTTAAGGGAGACCCGAAGGAAGAAGTCCAGAAGATGTTACAGTCTGGGAAGATTTCTCAGCAACAGCTTAATCAAGTTCAGCAGATGGCGGGACAGTTTCAACACATGCTGAAAGGAATGAAATAGTACATTACAATCTGGCCAGATTGATGTAAATACACAATAAAGGAGATTATAACTATGGATGGAAATTATAGCTTAGCAGATATTGCCGCCGCTACTGGAAACGGTAGAAATAATGACGGCATGTTTGGCGGAGATGGTAGCTGGTGGATTATTGTTTTATTCATTTTTGCTTTCTTCGGATGGGGAAACAACGGCTGGGGCAATAATGGCAATGGCGGCGGATATGCAGCCACAGCAGCTACTCAGGCAGACATTCAGAGAGGATTCGACAATTCAGCGGTAATCAGCAAACTTGATGGAATCAACAGTGGCCTGTGCGATGGTTTTTATGCCATGAATAATGGTATGCTTACCGGATTCAATGGAATCAACACAAACATCATGCAGACCGGCTTTGGAATCCAGCAGGCAATCAATGCTGATACTGTAGCGAATATGCAGAACGCCAACGCTTTACAGGCACAGCTTGCGAACTGCTGTTGTGAAACCAGGGAAGCTATCCAGGGCGTAAACTACAATATGGCACAGAATACCTGCGCATTGCAGAACACAATGAACAGTAACACAAGAGACATTATTGACAGTCAGAATGCAGGAACAAGAGCCATTCTTGACTATCTTTGCAATGAAAAGATTTCTAGTCTGCAGGCTGAGAATAATGATCTCAGACGTGCTGCATCTCAGGATCGCCAGAGCGCACTTCTCACAACTGCAATGGCTTCTCAGACACAGCAGCTCATTAATGCAATCAATCCAGCACCGATTCCGGCATATCAGGTTCCTAACCCGAACACATATTACGGATGTGGATGCGGATGCAACACCGGATGCAATTGCTGATAACTTCATATCGAGAGTATCTTTCGATTGATTTCGGATGTCGGCTTATGCCGTTATTACACAGAGGGGCAGGCTGAGACCTGTCCTTTTGTGATATGAAAGGAGTATTTTTATGGCAGAATTTACAAATGTGGCTGCTCAGACTGTAGCAGCAAATGGAAACGTAGTATTTTCAAACACAGCAGTTAAAGGTTCTAACTGCATTCAGCACAGAGAGGGAAGTGGAATCATCACTCTAAGAGGACTGACTAACCAGTGTAAAGCGAGATTCTTCGTGGATTTTTCTGGTAATATCGCAATTCCAACAGGCGGTACTGTCGGAGCTATCTCACTGGCTATTGCAATTTCTGGTGAGCCGGTTCTTTCTTCTCAGATGATTTCCACACCGGCAGCAGTAAATCAGTACAATAATGTGTCCGCAGGTATCTATATTGATGTGCCTCGCGGATGTTGCGTTAATATCGCAGTAGAGAACACAAGCGATCAGGCAATATCTGTTGCGAACGCAAATATTGTTGTGACCAGAGAAGCGTAGGAGGTGCGATTATGAGAGACATTAAAGACTTATGTGCAAGAATTGAAGACGAACTGTCCAAAATCGCTGATAATGGACTGACCACTGGAAATCTGGAAATGACATACAAACTGATTGATATGTACAAAGACATAAAGAACACGCAGTACTGGGACAAGAAAGTGGAGTACTATAACACTGTCCTTGATGAGATGCGTGGCGGATACAATGACGATTACAGCGAACGCGGAAGAAAGCGCGACAGCATGGGGAGATACAGCGCAAATGACGGCAGAATGATGCCGGATTATGACCGAGGCAGTTCTTATGCCAGACGTGGTGAGCATTATGTTAGAGGACATTACAGCCGCTCTGACGGACGAGATGCTTATGACGACTATATGACACAGAAACAGAGCTATCGTTCCGGCAAGTCTGAAGACTGCAAAAGAAAGATGCTCGCCGCATTGGAAGAACATCTGGACGAACTTACAACAGAAATGAGTGATATGTCCAAGGATGCAGAGTGCCGGGAAGAACGTGATCTTGTCAAGAGATACGTAGAAAAACTCCGTGATATGCTCTAAAAACACAAAAGTGGTAGAGAGGTAGTTAAAAGAAATCTGTTATAATGTAATTGTGCAGCAGGAAGCACAAGTAAAACGGTTGTTTTTGACATTTTCGTTTTAATCCTCCTTTCTTTAATTTAGTAGCTGGTACGCACGCTTTAACGGAAAGTTGAACAGGTTCGAATCCTGTCGTGCGTATTTGCCATCTGGCACGCAAGATGGCTCACCTCCTTGATTAAGGTTTTTGTTATTCATACTTTTCTTTTAAAAAAGAAATAAATATCCGAAACAACTCGTGGCAGGCATGACACGTTAAACACCTTGCTAACCCGGGAATCCGGGTTATGTGGAATGTACGCTAGTGGAAAACTGACAGAGTCGCACTCTGGTCTCCGGTTCGATTCCGGGCGCTCCGCTTTAATCCGCTTAGAGTTAAGCTGTTTGTATACAGGTGGTCTATGTCTCAGGTGGATTTACGCTATAGCGAAAGAAGTGAAATTCACCCCAGTTTCTTTTTAGAGGGTTGGCCGTTATAGGCGGCATGGAATGTAGCTCAGTGGTAGATCGCACTGTAAATGTGAGGTCGCAGGTTCGATTCCTGCCTTTCCGATTACCTTGCCAGTGGTCTAACTGGCTTAATCCATTTACCTGCGGCGGCAGGTCAATAAACACGACCAGGAGGATGTTATGCAGAAACTTATTGACACTTTAAAATCATTTGGAATTGAAATCCCGGAGGATAAACAGGCAGATGTAAAGAAAGCACTCTCTGAGAATTACAAGAATGCAAAGGAAGTTGCAAAAACTCTGTCAAAAGTCGAGGGAGAACGTGATGACTGGAAAGTACGTGCTGAGACAGCAGAAGAAACCTTAAAAAGTTTTGACGGTATCGACCCGGCAAATATTAAAAGCGAGTTAGAGACTTGGAAACAGAAAGCGGCAGATGCAGAGAAAGAATTCAATGCAAAAATCTACGACCGTGATTTCTCGGATGCTCTGAAAGCGGCACTCGATGACGTTAAGTTTTCCAGCGAAGCGGCAAAGAAATCAGTCATGGCAGACATCAAAGAAGCAGGTCTTAAACTGAAAGACGGTAAAATCCTTGGCCTGAACGATCTGATCGAGCAGATGAAGCAGTCTGACGCATCTGCTTTTGTGGATGAATCTCAGCAGCAGGCTCAGCAGAATCAGGCAAGATTTACCACTCACGTTGGACAGCAGCAGACACCGGGAAGCATGACTAAAAAAGATATCGAAGCGATCAAAGACCCGTCCGAGAGACAGGCTGCAATTGCTCAGAATATCCAGTTATTCCAGTGATTTTTTACACCGACTATACACCAGAGTATAGCCGCTAACCCAATGCCTTAATAATTAATTATGGGTAGAAAGGATTTTATATGGCAGCAAAAGCTAATCTTATTATGACAAATGATATTCAGGTAAAAGCACGTGAGATTGATTTTGTTACCAGATTCGAAAGAAACTGGGAACACTTACGTGAAATACTTGGTATCATGCGTCCAATCAAAAAGACGCCCGGAGCGGTTCTTAAATCAAAATATGCAGAGGGTACATTACAGAACGGAAATGTTGGTGAAGGTGAGGAAATCCCTTACAGCAAATTCGTTGTAAAAGAAAAACCCTATGCAGAAATGACTATCGAGAAATACGCAAAGGCTGTATCTATCGAAGCAATCAAAGATCACGGTTACGAGAACGCTGTTCAGATGACCGATGATGAATTCCTCTTCCAGCTTCAGACTAATGTTACTGAAAGATTTTACAACTATCTGAAAACAGGTACTCTCTCATTCACGGAAACCACTTTCCAGATGGCTCTGGCAATGGCTAAAGGTCGTGTAGAAAACAAATTCAAACAAATGCATAGAAATGTAACTGGCGTTGTTGGGTTTGTAAATATTCTGGACGTGTACGAGTATATCGGAGCAGCTGGGATTTCTATTCAGAACCAGTTCGGCTTCCAGTATGTGAAAGACTTCCTGGGATTCAATACGATTTTCTTACTGTCTGACAGTGAAATTCCGAGAGGAACAGTAATCGCTACACCTGCTGAAAATATCGTTCTGTACTATGTTGACCCGAACGAATCTGATTTCGCAAAAGCGGGTCTTGTATATACTGTATCCGGTGAAACAAATCTGATCGGATTCCATACACAGGGCAATTACCACACAGCAGTGTCTGAATCATTCGCAATCATGGGGCTTACCCTCTTTGCAGAATATATTGACGCTGTTGCTGTCGGAACTATCGACACAACTCAGACACTGGGAACCCTCACTGTAAACTCCGCAGCAGGAAGTAAGAGTGGAGATACAAAAGTAACCATTACTCCGGCAAAAGCAAACGCAGGGAATGCATATAAATACAAAGTTGCATCTTCTGAGACTGCCGTAGACTACGGACAGAATGTGAAGAACTGGAGCGCATGGGATGGTGAATCCGACATTACAGCAACAACAGGGCAGGTAATCACAGTGGTTGAATGTGACAGCACATATAAAGCACTGAATGCTGGACACGCGACTGTAACAGCGAAATCATAAATGTAGGAGGTAACTGGCATGGCTTATGCAGATTATAAATTCTATATAGAATCATTCGGCAATGTTGTGCCAGAAACCGACTTCTCACGACTGGCAGAAAGAGCCAGTGATTTTGTGGACACAATGACGTTTGACAGACTGGTGGACGGACTGCCAACAAACGAACGCTCACAGAAGCGTATCAAAAAGGCGGTCTGTTCATTGGCTGAATTAATGTATCAGATTGAGCTTGCTGAAAAGAATGCTACCAATGCCGCTGTGAGTGGTGCGTCAACCGCAATCGGGTCCGGTGGTAGCACGACAGGCATTGTAACATCTGTAAGTTCCGGCAGTGAATCCATCTCTTACGCAACGCCTCAGCAGATTGGAGCGGGTGCAAAGGAATGGAGTGCGGTATATGATGCCGCCGGAGATGTACGGAAAACGAATGACTTACTTCTTAAGACAGCTTTTCCGCTTCTGATGGGAGTAAGGACGGATGATGGAATACCGATTCTTTATGCGGGGATGTGAGTATGAAATATGCGCGAATAAAACCGACTATAGTTGAAGCTATTCAGTGTTTTACCACTCCAGAGAGTATAACTCAAATTGAGAAGTTTGTTGGCAATTCGGTAAAAATTAATAATAATCTTAACCCGCCGCACATTGAGATTTCTGCATATCCTGCTCTATTTAGAGATGGCGAAAGAGTTGATTCGGTACTCGTAGAGCCCGGAGACTACGTCTTGCGTGATGAAGAAGGGTATTTCGATACAATGGTAAAGGATGAGTTTGAAGAAGAATTTAAGGAGGTATCTGAATAATGGAATTAAAACAGACAGTTGAAATGATGAACAGTGCAGATTACAAGGAACGCTTTAAGGCAGAGTATATGCAGGTGGTTGTTCGATATAAGAAACTTGCGAATATGCTTGAAAAGTGGGACAAAGGGGAACTCCCATTTACTCCTACTTGTCCGAGAAGCACTTACAATATGCAGGTAAGAGCAATGACGGATTATATTGCTGTTCTGGAAGCAAGGGCAGTTATGGAAAAAGTTGATTTGGAGGTATGATTATGGACATTTCAACACTTGGCTCATGCATCGCAATCGTTATGATTTGCTACATCGTAGGAATGGGCTGTAAAGCATCAAAAAGAATCTCTGATGAATGGATTCCAGTGATCATGGCGGTTATTGGTGGCATTCTCGGAGCTGTCGGGATGGGAGTTATCCCGGACTTCCCGGCAACGGATTATATCACAGCGGTTGCGGTCGGTATGTTTAACGGACTGTCGGCCACTGGCGTGAATCAGATTATTAAACAGACAGTGCAGAAAGAATAATTAAGGAGAGGATATCATGTATTCGTCTAAAATTACACTTTTTAATTACTACGAAAGTGCCACGACAGGAGATGCGTACTGGTATCCTCATGTGCTATCTGACGTTGACCTTATTACTGACAAAGGGGCAATCCTTAAAAAGTACGGTCCAGACGCAACAGACAACGCACAGTTACACATCCATTATACTGTCCAGAACGGCGATATAACCATTGCTGACAGGAATGGTAAGATTCTCCCATGGGTACCGCCTAAGGAGTGGAAAAGACAGATTAACAACGCTCTGGAGGATACGATTACATTCTCAGATGAATCGTTCTTCTGGGAGGGTGAGTGGACTGGCGGAACAGTATCTGATGGTGATTATCGGAGCGGATTCTATCAGTACATGAACGAGAACAAGGATAACGTGTTCAAGATTACCAGTGTAGGTGGTCCATATACACTGATTCCACATTTTGAGATTCTGGGTAAGTAATATGAGCAAGATTCATCATTTTAAAGGGTTCTCCGTAGTCGATGGAGATATGAAAATTAAACTGAATATGGACAGATTCTCCAGACAGTATCAAGAAGCTCAGTATCTCCTTGATGGAATGGTCATGGACAGTATGGTTCCGTTTATGCCGATGATTTCAGGAGACTTTATCAATAAGACAAGGGCAAGAAGTTCCTCTATGCAAGGCACAGGCTTTGTTTGTGCGGCGGCAGAGCCTTATGGCAGATTCCTCTATATGGGAAAAACGATGGTGGACGAGCTGACCGGAAGTCCTTACGCTCGGCAGTATGCGAAGAAAGTCCTTGTCAGTCAGTTCTCTGGTCAGACAGCCGCAAAGGAAAATCTTGAATACACCAAACAGGCTCACCCACGGGCACAGGCAAAGTGGTTTGATGCCGCTAAACGGCAATATGGTGACACATGGGTTCGCAAAGTAAAAGCACAGGCAGGAGGTGGCAGGCATAGCAGATAAACCTATCGGAAAAGACGCAACCGGATACGAAATTCTGACAGATGCCATGAAAGCACTTCTGAACCAGTATCCGGGACTGTATGAAAATGAAACAATCAAGTTTGAAGAACTTGGCAAGGAATCAGGAATTGCGTTCTCGGCAGATAATGGAGCTTTGATTTATTCAGAAAAAGAAGATGTTTGTGGCGTAATGCACCAGGTATGCCAGTACCCATTTTACGTGGTATATCGCACAGCATCCGACAAGGAAAGGCAGAAGCTATCCGTTCAGAAGTTCCTAGATAATCTCGGTAAATGGATATGCCGAGAACCAGTTATCATAAATGGCTCTGAGACACGTTTAAATGCGTTTCCTGAGCTTTCTCAGGGGCGAGTGATAAAACGTATCACCCGTGATAATTCCTATGGTTTAGAACCACAGGAGAGTGGTGTACAGGATTGGTTATTACCATTAACGGTACGCTACGAAAATACTTATGAAGTAATATAACAAGTAACAACCAGCTATCAATCGGAGATAGTCGCTAACCTACACAGCCTTTTAAAAGTTATAGGCAGAAAGGACATTTCTATGGCAGTTACAGGCAAAATTGACCGTAAATATATGGCTCATTATATCGATGCAGGTTCTCTCTGTGGAGGACTGACACCGAAGTATGAACGTCTTGGAAAAGATCTGGAAGAGTACAATGTTGAACTCAATCCAGACACCGAAACCTCTAAAAACATTCTTGGAGAATCCACATTCAAACATAACGGCTACGAAGTTTCTTCTGACGCTGATCCATTCTATGCAGACACTACTTCTGATCTGTTTACAGCATTACAGAAGATTGTAGATGGACGTCTCAAAGACGATAACCTCAAAACAAAAGCAGTTGAGGTTCACCTTTGGACAGAAGCCACAGCAGGCAAGTATGAAGCATATCAGCAGGACTGCTACGTTGTGCCGACCTCCTACGGCGGTGATACATCTGGCTATCAGATTCCGTTTACCGTCAATTATACCGGCGAACGAGTAAAAGGAAAATTTGATATCAGTTCCGGCACATTTACAGCTGACAGCGAATAATTTTTAGGAGGATATAGAAAATGGCAAAAACAATTAATACAAACATTGATGATGGATTTCTTCTTTTCACATTCACAAACAAACAGGGTGAAGTGTTCTCTTCATTTAAGCTGAACCCTACCGACATTAACGTTGCAGCAAGAGCGGAAGAATTGGAAACTTTCTTTGAGCAGGCTCAGGAATCTGTTAAAAATGTTTCTTCCAGCAAAGAGATGGCTGAGATTAATAAGCAGATTGAGGACAAAATCAATTATATGCTCGGATATGAAGCATCTAAGGATTTATTTAAAGAACCAATTACCGCAACAACTGTTTTTGGAAATGGTCAGGTATTCGCTTATATCGTCCTTGACAAAATCAATGAAGCACTTACTCCAGAGATTGAAAAGAGAAAGAAAAAAATGCAGGAAGTGGTCAATAAGTACACGGAGAAGTATACAAAATGACCGCCTATGAGTTGCCCACCTCACTAAATATCAGTGGGGTGGATTTTTCTATCAGAACGGATTTTCGAGTAATTATTGACATTCTGGTCGCCATGAATGACCCAGAATTGGACGAACAGGCGAAAGCTGTTGTTATGTTACAGATTTTGTTTGAGGACTGGCAAAGCATACCCCTGGAACATCTTACAGAAGCTTGTCAGAAAGCTTGCGAGTTTATTGATTGTGGTCAATTCGATGATATCCCGAACAAGCCCAAACCCCGTTTGATGGACTGGGAACAGGATGGAGATATGATCGTTCCGGCTGTGAACAAGGTTGCTGGTAAAGAAATCAGATCAGTACCTTATATGCACTGGTGGACGTTTTTTGGATACTTTATGGAATCTGGCGAGTGCCTGTTCAACACCGTAGTTGGAATCCGGTCAAAAAAAGCAAAGGGCGAAAAGTTCGATAAATGGGAAAAGAAATTCTATCAAGAGAATAAAAACATAATTGACATAAAAACACGTCTCAGCGACGAGGAGCAAGCTTATAAAGATAAGCTGAATGAGATGTTGAACCTCAAATAGTTAGGAGGTGGACACATGGCTGCTGATGGCTCAGTCATTATTGATACCAGAATGGACACATCAGGCGTGCAAAACGGCGTATCAGCAATCAGGCAGTCTTTTAACGGACTTGGCAGCGTAGTAAAAAAAATAGGCGTACTGATTGGCGGAGCATTTGCGATTGGAAAACTGACGCAGTTCGGTAAGGAATGCGTAGAACTCGGCTCTAACCTTGCCGAAGTGCAGAACGTGGTCGATGTTACATTCACAACCATGTCGGACAAGGTAAACGAATTTGCAAAGAATGCTATGACCTCTGCCGGACTGTCAGAAACCATGGCAAAACAGTATGTCGGAACGTTCGGAGCAATGTCTAAGTCGTTCGGTTTCTCCGAAGCACAGGCTTACGACATGTCAACAGCTCTGACACAGCTGACTGGTGACGTAGCATCATTTTACAACATCAGTCAGGACTTAGCCTATATCAAACTGAAATCAGTGTTTACAGGTGAAACGGAAACACTCAAGGACCTCGGCGTGGTAATGACTCAGTCGGCACTTGACCAGTACGCACTTGCAAACGGCTACGGCAAAACCACATCTGAAATGACAGAACAGGAGAAAGTGGCTCTTCGTTTGGCTTTTGTGCAGAAACAGCTATCTACCGCATCTGGTGATTTCATTCGAACATCTGACTCATGGGCGAACCAAGTGCGAGTGATGCAGCTGCAGTTACAATCTCTCAAGGCAACAGTCGGACAGGGATTAATCAATCTCTTCACTCCCGTTTTGAGAGTTATTAATATTTTACTGGGCAAACTGGCAACTCTGGCGAATGCCTTCAAGTCATTTACGGAGTTAATCACCGGGAAAAAATCTTCTGGTCAGACAGGTGCAAGTGGCGCAGGTCTTGCCGGGACAGATGCAATAGCTGATACGGCAGACCAATATGGAAATGCTGCCGACAATGCCGAAAAGCTGGCAGATGCAACAAATGATACAGCAGACGCAACTAAGAAAGCCACTAAGGCGGCAAAAGGATATCTTAGTCCTCTCGACGAAATAAATAATTACTCAACGGATAAAAGTGCGGATTCATCGTCAAAAGTACCGGGCGCAACTGGCGGACTTGCAGATCAGATGAAAGATGCTGTACAAAATGTTGATTACGGAAAGGTAGCAGAGGGCGAGACGGTTCTTGATAAGATGTCAAAACCGCTAAAAAAGATAATCGACAGATTTAAGCAGCTGGCTAAGTTAATTGCAAAAGGATTCTGGGATGGATTAGGAGATTACGAGCCAATTTTTGACGGAATAAAAAAGGATCTCGATTCCATATGGAAATCTTTAAAGGATATCTTTACTGATTCAGAAGTTACTAAAGCAGCAAATAATTTTCTTGATTCATTTGCATATGCAATTGGACAAGTTGCCGGTTCATTTGCCAGAATTGGATTGACAATTGCGCAAAACATTATAGGCGGAATTGAAAAGTTTTTAAAGCAGAACACGCAAAGAATAAAGAACTATCTGATAGATATGTTCAATATCGGCTCTGAAATTTCGCAAATCGCAGGGAATCTTGCAGTTGCTTTCGCTGATGTTTTCTCAGTTTTCGGTGGAGAAACTGCGCAACAGATCACAGCAGATTTAATCGGAATCTTTGCTGAAATCGGAATGGTTCTTACGGAAACGGCTGCAAAACTTGGCAGAGACATCCTTAACATGATTGCGCAGCCTTTTATCGACAACAAGGACATTTTAAAGTCAGCAATCGAGGGTAGTCTCGGAGCAATAGAAACCGTAACAAGCGGCGTCTTAATAGTTGTTCAAAACCTTAGCGACGCAATATCAAGGTTATACGATGAACACGTAAAGCCGTTCTTTGATTCTATAGCAAATGGACTGTCAAGCATATTTGGAACTCTGATAACTGGATATAACACATACGTTCTTCCAGTACTACAAGGACTGGCGGAACAGTTCAAAGGACTATTAGAGGGACCATTAGGGGATGCGATTTTAAAGATAGAAGCATTCCTCGGAAAACTCATTGATTCTCTGAAACTTCTGTGGGAGTCAGTGTTAGTGCCTTTGATTAACTGGATAATCGCAAATTTGCTTCCGGTTGTGGCAAAGATAATTGACGTTGTAGGAACCACAGCAATAAAAGTCTTGGAATCATTAATTAAAATTATTGGTGATGTAACAGACACGCTGAGTGGAATCATTGATTTTCTTGTCGGCGTTTTCACGGGAGACTGGGAACTGGCTTGGCAGGGAATAAAAGAGATTGCGGATGGAGCATGGAGTTTTATCAAAGATGTTGTGTCAGGTGCGTGGGAGATAATTAAAACCGTAACAAAAGGCGCGTTGAGTATAATAAAGAGCATCATCAGCACTGCTTGGAATGCGATTAAAGCATTGACTTCAACAATCTGGAACGCAATTAAAAAGACCCTTTCTGGTCTTTGGAACTCTCTTAAATCCACAGCCAGCACAGTATTTAATGCAATTAAAACTAAAGTTGTAGGCGTATGGGACAGCGTAAAGAACAAGACATCAAAAACATGGGAAAACGTAGCTACGTTCGTATCTAATAAAGTAGAAGCGATAAAAAATGCTATCACTAATAAGTTTAATGCCGCCAGAGATGCAGTCAGATCTGCGTTTGAAGGCATTGTGGATTTTATTAAAGCTCCGATCAATCAAGCAATCAGCATTGTTAATAATGCAGTTGGAATGATTAATAATGCAATTGGTGGAATTGAATCTGCATTTTCCTTTGGACCCTGGACTGTTCCAACACCGTTTGGTTCAAAGACTATTGGATTTCATGCAACATTTCCACGTATCGGAACTATCCCATATCTGGCCAGTGGTGCAGTTATTCCACCAAGGTCAGAATTCCTTGCGGTATTAGGTGACCAGAAGAAAGGCAATAACCTGGAAGCGCCGGAAAGTCTGTTACGTCAGATCGTCCGGGAAGAATCAGGAAAGGGACAGGGAGACGGAAATACCTACAATGTTACAGTTAATGCATCTGGCAGAAAACTGTTAGATATTATTATCAGTGAAGCTGAAATGAGAAGGAATCGGAACGGGAAGAACCCATTTGAGTTAGCATAGAGGAGAAAATATGGAACAGGAACAATTTAAAATAGACAACGTTGTTATAAGAGCACCGGACAGTTACAAGCCGGTGTTCGCAACCACTTCTACAGAAGACTCTAAAAGAAGTCAGGATTTGATTATGCACAATACACCAATGGGGACAATTGGTGGGTATGACATGCAATGGGGCGAGCTTACGTGGGCTGAAATAGCAACCATACTAAATACTGTGCTTAACAAAAGCCAATTCACATTCCACCATAAAGACCCTACTGTTCCGGGAAGATGGATAGACAGAACATTCTACGCATCAAATTTCAACATGGCTGCGCAAACTTTAAAAGATGGGGAAGAAAAGTGGACGGATTTGTCTATTAATGTAAGGAGGATTGAGCCGATTTGATAAATGTATCTACTCAGTTAAAAAAAGAATCTCTTACAAACAGAAATTATTACGTGACAGCAAATGTTACATTGTCAAATGGCGCAACTCTTAAGCTAGGCAAAAAAGACTTTTATCTGTCTGGAAATAGTCTCGTAGATTCAGCAGACTCTGGGGACTTCCCGGTGGGTGTAGCAATAGAAAAAACGGCAAGTTTATCATTGGTAAATGATGACGGACGCTTTGACGGATATAATTTTAATGCTGCAAGGTTTGTTATCTTTCTCAATGTGCGGTTATCTGACAGGATAGAAACTATAAAAAGAGGTACTTATATTGTGTCAAAGAAACCTGCAACGGCAAGCGAAATAAGTCTTTCCCTCTTAGACAAAATGCATAACGCTGATAAGACGTATGATTCTAATTTATCTTTTCCTTGTACGGTCAAGGAACTGCTCTCAGAATGCTGTCAGCAATGTGGAATCACTCTTGGAGATGCAATGTTTCCAAATGCGGACTTTCAGATTCAGAAAGCGCCATCTAATGCGACATATCGTACAGTAATCGGAATGTGTGCCGGGATAGTCGGTGGAAATGCAAGAATTGATGAAAATGACTTACTCAGGATTATTACGTTTGATAAGACATTTACCAATACGACTATTTACGATGGTGGAGCAGTAAAGAACTGGACAAACGGTGATGATCTGGATGGTGGCACGCTTAATCCGTGGACGACAGGGACTGTGATTGATGGTGGTACGTTAAGTAATAACGATTATCACGCGTTATTTTCAATTCAGAATCTACAATATGACGTAGACGATGTCATTGTAACAGGCGTCAAATACGTAGAAGATGAGACCGAATATATGTCGGGTCAGGACGGTTATGTAATCACTATTGATAATCAGCTATTGTCAGGAAATGCACAGGCAGGCATTGAAGCCATTGGGAGTCAATTAATCGGTTTGCGAATGCGTCCTTTCTCATGTGACGGAATTGCCAACGGATACGCCACTTTCGGCGATCCAGTCGAATTTATTGACACGAAGAATCGTGTTTTTAGATCATTTGTAACTAATGTAGAATTTGTGTTCGGTGGTTCAACATCATGGGGTTGCAGCGCAAAGAGTGCCGAAGAAGATGTAAGTGAGTTTGTTGGTGGTCAGCAAGCGGCCGTAGAACAGTCAAAAAAAGATATAGAGAAGAAACTATCTGCCTATGACGTAAAGCTCAAACAGATGAATGAACTTGCAGCGAACACGCTGGGTTTTTTCTATACAGAGGAAGTACAAGAAGATGGTTCCGTAATTACGTACCGGCATGATAAGCCTACACTTGCTGATTCTAAAGTAATTTATAAGACAGGTGTCGATGGATTCTTTTTGTCAGTAGATGGGGGTCAGACATGGAAAGCCGGGTTTGACAGTAATGGAGATGCTGTTCTGAATATTCTTTATGCTATTGGCATCCAATCAGAATGGATTAACACAAGAGGTTTTACAGCAAAAGATAATAACGGGAATACGACATTAAAAATAGATGCCGACACAGGTGCTGTCACATTAGAGGTCGAAAACTTTACGCTAAAAAGTAGAACTATTGAACAGATCGCCAAGGATGTTGTGGATGGGGCAGTTCAAAATAATGTGACTATCCCGAACTATTATGGCACGTATGTACCAACATTGCAGAACTATCCGGCATCTGAGTGGAAAAGTGAAGAATATAAAAAACATGACGGCTCGATTTTCATGAACTTTTCTACGAGCCGGGTATATATGTTTTCTGGGACTGATGGCACTTGGCAGGAACTGGACGCTGAAAAAATTGTCAATTTTGAAAGAGTTTTTAACGCTTTAACGGATAACGGTAAGCAAGAGGGAATTTATATGCAGAACGGACATCTGTATATAAACGCTTCTTATATTAAATCAGGTCAGATTTCAGCTGATTTGATTAATCTGAAGAACATCAACGTTACAAACAGTTCTGGAACGTCAACATTTGCGATTGATAACTACGGAAATGTTACGCTCAGACCTAATACATTCGTGTTAGCAAACGGCGACACAATATATAGTGTTGCGGAAGATAAAGCTTCGACAGCGTTATCGAATGCGAATCGCTATACAGACAATGCACTTAGTGATCTCGACATAGGGAAAATGTCAAAACAAGAGATTATTGATGTGTTAAGCGATAACAGCAGTAATAAAGGTCTGTATCTATCGAATGGTAATGTGTACATGAATGCCGATTATATTAACACAGGTGAATTAGCAGGATGGAAAGTTGGAATTAAAAAGCTTTCAGCAAGTGGCGCGTATGGAGAAGTAACGCTAGATGCTTCAACTGGAGAGATCTATTCAGAGACGAATACAGGAATATATGTACCGGGGTACGGGACATTGTATGGAACGCGTATTAGAGGAATCAATCTTTATACAGGAACCGTACATGCAAGTTCAGCCTCGTTTAATAAAAGCGTTTCGGCGAGCAGCGTTTCGGCAGACAGTGTTTCGGCATCAAAAAAAGTTACAGCAGGTACACATATAGAAGCCAGTGGCCATTTCTATAGCATCGGAACGGGAACAGACCTTGCAGATTTAAGTGTCCGAGGAACAAAGAAAAGAATCCTTCCAACAAAAAACTATGGTACACAGGCGTTTTATTGCTACGAAATGGCATCCCCCATGTTTGGAGACATCGGAGAAGCATCCATATCAGAAGACGGCACATGTCTGATAGACATAGATGACATATTCCAAGAATCTACTAATGTAAGGATTGAATATTATGTGTTCTTGCAAAAGGAAGGAGATGGAGATTGTTGGGTAGACCAAAAAGAACAGACATATTTCACTGTAAAAGGTACTCCGGGGCTTAAATTTGCATTTGAAGTCAAAGCGCGTCAAGCTGACTATGAACACATGCGTTTTGCTGATGCAAGTGAAACAGCTTACGATAGGGCAATAGACACAGACATGCCAGAGCCAGACTACAGTAAAAGCCTTGAAATATCAGAACCCGATTACGAAAAAGAGCTTCTTAATAACAGGAAAAAAATTATTGACGAAATGGAGGAAATATCATGAAAAAAATTCTTACAAGTTTTATGAATCTCAGCACTGGAGAAGGAAGTCGCATTGCTTACACCTATTCAGAAGTAGACGAAAGCACAGGAAGTATCATCAGTCAGAATAATAAAGGTAATTTCCTTGTAATGGATGACAATGTACAGAAAAATCTTGATTCCGTAAAGGATTACATAAAAAATAATTTCCTTTCATAAGGAGGTAAGTCTAATATGGCCAATACATATACAATACAATTCCGGCGCGGTATGTACGCTGATTTTGATACATCGAAAATTCGTCCTGGAGAGCCCGTTGCGATTCTTGGCAATGACCCTTCTGTTCCATCTGGCAAAGCCTTATACATTGCATTTGCGGCTAATGATGTAAGACGATTGTGTTCCATTGAGGATATTTCAGAGATGGTCAATGCCGGAGAATTTGTTGGCCCGCAGGGTCCAAGGGGTGAAAAAGGAGATAAAGGTGATCCGGGAGAAAAGGGTGCGGATGGCACCGTAGCATTTGAATCGCTGACACCCGAGCAGAAAGAATCACTAAGGGGTATCTCTATCACAGCGGTCAGTATCGACACAGATGGAAATTTGACAATAACATTTTCAGATGGTGATAGTGAAAATGTTGGTAATATTATAGGGCCTCAAGGTCCGCAGGGACCACAAGGTGAAAAAGGAGATGTTGGTCCACAAGGTCCACAAGGCCCACAAGGAGAAAAGGGTGAACAAGGAAATGATGGAACATCTCTTAATATCCTTGGTACAAAAGAATCTGAGGCAGACCTCCCTTTAAGCGCAGAGAAGAACGACGCGTATTTAATAAATGGAGAAATGTGGGTTTTTAACGGCACAAATTGGAACAATGCTGGCAGGATTCAAGGGCCTCAAGGTCCGCAGGGACCAGTTGGTCCGCAAGGGCCAAAGGGCGACCCGGGACCGCAGGGCATAAAAGGAGACCCCGGAGAAAAAGGAGAGCAGGGAATACAGGGTCTAAAAGGCGATACTGGGCTGCAAGGTCCACAGGGACCAGTTGGTCCAAAAGGCGAGCAAGGCGATGCTGGCGTGCGAGGAATCACCTTTACTCCTGTTGTAGACAGCAGAGGAAATATAAGTTGGAGTAATGACGGGGGACTTGAAAACCCCCAGACAGTAAATATTACCGGACCGCAAGGCGATACGGGCGCAAAAGGAGATACTGGGCCGCGAGGAGAAAAGGGAGAGGCTGGGGATGCCGGGCCTAAAGGAGACAAGGGCACTACATTCGTCCCAAGTGTGGACACCGATGGAAATATAAGCTGGAGCAACACAGATGGAATCACCAATCCCGAAACAGTCAACATAAAAGGGCCAAAAGGAGACAGGGGAAGTGATGCGACTGTCCCGATTGCTACAACTGAAACTCTTGGCAAGGTTAAGCCCGACGGTAAGACAACATTCATAGACGAAGACGGAACACTCCACGCAAAAGGCGGAGGCGTGACCGTTACCCCTAAACCCGTAAACAACCCAACAATTGAAAATGCAAACACATCTGTCACAATTAAATGGCAAGACCCTGAAAACACGGTAATCAGTGGCTCAACATTTTCTACATGGGCTGGCACAAAACTTGTAATGAAAGAAACGGGCTATCCTGCAAATCCAGATGACGGAACGCTTGTGGTTGATAATACGGTTCGAGATAAATACAAAACCACAGGCTATACAGTCACAGGGTTAACAAGCGACAAACAATATTACTTCGTGCTGTTCCCATACAACACTGATGGCGTATACAACTACGATACAGGAAACAGACTTCTCGGTGAACCAGGGGAATTGAAGATTGTCACATTCGCTGACGGAACGGATGCTGAAATAGCAAGGATGATTAAAGCGCACTACGCAGGTAAAATCAATATTGGCGAATATTGGGCGGTTGGCGACAAGAGAACCATCCATCACAATGCTATGGATGCAACAGGCGTGAGTGAGTCACACAAAGCAAATGATTATGCTTATGTGATCATCGGAATTGAACATGACGACTTGGTAACTGCTATCAATGGCAAGGCCAAAGCCGCTATTACAATTCAGACGGAACGCCTGCTGTATTTAGACACTACGACAGAATATAACAATTCTCTCGATGCATCTCATGAATGTGGTTATATGAATAGCTCAGATATGAATAGCGGCGGTTGGGAAGGTTGTGAAAGACGTACATGGTGTAATAATGTGTACAAGAAATGTTTACCTGCTTATGTCCAAAGCATGATGAAACAGGTTAAAAAGCTGACATCTGTGGGAGGTCAGAGTAGTACAATCAAGACTTCAAACGATTATGCGTTCTTACTATCTGAAATCGAAATTTTTGGTAACATTCCATATTCTTTTGGAGGTGAAGGAACACAGTATCAATACTTTAAGAATGCGACCGCAAACAGGTATAAAAGCCCACGAACTAGCAATTTTTATGCGTCTGGGATTTGGTGGGAGCGTTCGCCTTGCCGCAGTGCCAATGAGTCCTTCTGTGTTGTGAATGAGGCAGGGAATACGAACATCGCCGATGCCAGTCAAGAAAAGAGCCTCGCCCCTTGCTTATGTTTCTAAAATCCTAGTAAATTAATGAATTATTTATAGCTGCATGGCTAAGAACAGGAGGCGCATATGGATAAAAAGGAAATTGCAAATATCTACAAAGCCATCAATCGAGTTTCAAACAGGCTGAATGAGATGTCTGAAAAGTTAGACATTGTGATACGGATGCTTAATGCGGAATCTAATCGTAAAATTCTAATTAATGGTGATGGTATTGACGGTCTGGCTGAACTTGTATCAACGCATGACTCGGCTTTGGACGAACTGGCTACATTAGTTTCGACAATCGGAGGTGAAAATAATGGTTAATTTTTTTGAAGAGCGAATAATCAATGGGCTGAAAAAATGGACAGATGTTCCTGAACTGTGGAATAAGAAGGTAATTGAAAGACTTCAAAAGGATGGCTATGTACTGAATGAGGACGGGACAGTAACAGAATCAAAACCAGGAATAGTGAAATAAAATACGTGCAAGGGAGAAAATATGGAAATTAAAGGAATTGACGTATCATCTTATCAGAGTAAGCCAGACTGGGCGAAAGTATCGAATTCTGAAATTAAGTTTGCAATATTGAGAATCCATCAAAAATCTGGAACTGATTCCTCTTTTGAACATAACTACAAAGGATGCAAGTCAAATGGAATCCTTGTCGGCGGATATAAATACAGTTACGCTCTGACACCGGCACAGGCAATTGATGAAGCTGAGAGCGTAATTTCTGTTCTTGGCGGACGCGGAATGGACTTTCCAATCTTCTACGACCTTGAATGGAGTCAGCAGAGAAACCTTGGAAAACAGGCGATTGAGAACATTGCAGTAGCATTTCTGACCAGAATCAAAAAAGCCGGTTATAAGGTCGGTATCTACTGCAATCTTGATTGGTACAATAACGTTCTGTCAGACACCCTGAAAAAGTACGATTGCTGGATTGCTCGTTATCCGGCTAGTGATAATGGCTCTGTACAGGAAAGATTGCGTCCATCTGTTGGTGTAGGCTGGCAGTATTCCAGTAGAGGAAAAGTATCCGGCATTAGTGGTAACGTTGACATGGATGTATTCTATAAGGATTACAAAGAGGAGGTTTCTGCAATGGATAAAGCTATTGAAAAAGTGATTCTTATTGCAAAAAATGAGATTGGATACCTTGAAAAGAAGAGTAATAGTCAGCTCGACAGTAAGACTGCAAACGCCGGTTCAAACAACTATACGAAGTACTGGCGAGACATTAAGCCATCATATCAAGGACAGCCTTGGTGCGCAGCATTCGTGAGTTGGTGTTTTATGGAAGCATTCGGACAGGAAAAAGCAAAAAAACTGTTGAAGCACTGGCCCTATGTTTACTGCCCAACACTTGGTAATCTGTTTACAAGGAACGCTAATCCAAAGATTGGCGATATTGTAATCTTTTATCGTAACGGAACTTTTGCTCATACCGGCATCGTAACGGCTGTAATCGGAGACAGGTTCTATACCATCGAGGGAAATACTTCTGGCGCATCTGGAATTATTGCAAATGGTGGCGGTGTCTGTGCAAAGAGTTATCTTAACAGTCAGATGCCCGGAACTAAGTTCTGCACACCGGATTACAGTATTGTATCTGATACATCACAAACAGGAGAGAAATATATGTTTAATCCAGAGACAGTAAAAGCAGGAGACAAAAATACATCTGTGCTTCTCTTACAGGAAATATTAAGAGCCAGGGGCTTTAAAGGCAAAAACGGCAAAACCCTGAAACTTACATGGACAGCAGATGCAAACACGATTTACGCTCTGAAAGCTTATCAGGAATCTAGGAAAGATGTTCTGGAAGTGGACGGAGTCTGTGGACCCGCCACATGGAAAGATTTGATTGCCATATAAAAACATCCCGGGGTTAATTCCCCGGGAACTTTATTTATAAACATATTTTGTATCATTTCGGAAGTTTTAGACTGTTATCGTTAGACACACGTTAGTCACAAATAAAAATATTGTTTCCTAATATAATAGTGCCAAAAACACTGTATTTACAGGCATTTGCGCAATTTTCTAAATTCTATTTGTTGGTCGCAATTAATAAAAATTAGAATAATGAAAATGAAATGAGGAGATAAAT